GATGTCGGTCGTCGGCACCCGCACGTACGATTCCGGCTCGATCTCAACGATCGTCCAGAACTCGTCGGAGTGGGCACACGTGCCGGACCACCGCTTGCCAGCGGTGATCCCGCGGATCGCCTGACCGCGATCCGGCAGGCTCATGCCGTACAGCTCCTGCATGCCGGCGATCGCGCCGGCCGCTTCCCGATCACCTGCCATCGTTTCGCTCGCCATGTCCCGTCTCCTGTTGCTCGAGCCGTCGAAACAGCTCGGTCCTGTAGATCGCTTGGTCGTGGTTCGCCACGACCTCTAGCCGCACGCGGTCGCCTCTGATGCTGTGGACAACGACCACAACGTCATCTGATGGACGATCACCGGGGACGGTGATTGACTGGCCTTCTCTTCGATCAAGCCGGAGCGGCATTCCTGTTCCTTCGCCTTTTTGGTGGCCTTCCACCGCTGATGGACTTCCTGTCTCTGACGCTGCCGGTACTCGACTGTCTTGCTGCTGGGCCTGGCCGTGCAGCCGAACTGCGCCAGTTGCCGTTGCTCGTCCGTCCAGCCGGCTTGCACTTCCTTCGCCCGCTGTTGAATCACGCTGCTGATCGGGTCGTGTGGCGTCGGCAGGCCGGTGCGAACCGACCACTCGTGCCACACCCGATCCACCGAATCCCGCACCACCCAGGCCGTCGTTTTCACGCTCAGACCGATGCCGAAGCAGATGTCCACGAGGTCTTGATCGAGCCTCCCGTTCCCGCCTTGCGTTTCCATTGAATCCCCTAACGCTGTACACCCGTTCACTTAGATGGTTCGATCCTACCTGCGATCGAGAACGGGTCACCCCCACCAAACCACGGGAGAAACGGGCATCCTTGCCAAAGTGTCCAGTAAGGGCCGCTACCCGCCCTTGCTGGTAGACCGAAACGCCTGCGGACGTTTCAATCCTCAAGCGTGGCGGGAGGATAAGGGCCGATATCCGCCCTTGTCAACAGCACAAAATCGGCGTCGAGAAAAACGCCGAATCACCGGCCTTTTGTAGGCCGCTGCTGCTTCTTCGTGGCAGCGGAGGCTGCCTCGGCTCGCTTGCGTTTTGACCGATTGCTGACGGTCGATGCGTACTCCTCGGCGGAGGACCGCAGAACCATGAGCGTCCTGGCTCCCATCCGCTGAGCGACGAGCTTCCCTTCCTCGATCCGCTTCAGAATCGTGCGGGGATGAACGCCGACGATGTCGGCCGCTTGCGACACGGGCACCAAGTCGCTGACCGAGGGAGACACCTTTGCCACGCCGCACCTCCGCCGCGCATCGGCTTTCGCCTCTGCGTACTGTTCACTGCCGACCGATAGTTCAACGGAGAGGGCGGGATTGACACTTGTCCAGTAACTGAACAAGTGTGAGGTACAATCCCGATTCCCTCCGGTCGGCGCAGGACACGGGACAGTACGACGCGGATCGTACCGACCGACACGCACGGAGGCGAGGCCGTTTAGCGGAGCCTTGCAATGAAATTGACGGACGTTCTCGACCGATACGCGGTGTTGATGAATCTCTCGCCGCGGTCAGTCGTGCTCTACCGGCACTCGATCGCCAAGCTCGGCGAGTTCCTCGAGCACGAACCGACGATCGCGGACCTCGACGACTTCACCGTCGCCAAGTTCCTGCGGTGGCGAGCCACCAACACTCGCGGAAAGAAGCCGATCAGCCCAGAGTCGGTCGCCAAGGATCGCAGCCAGATTCTCGCGCTGTGGAACTGGTCTTGCCGGAAAAAGATCCACGAGGGCGAATGGCCGGCGCTCGCCCGGCAGAAGCGCATTCACCGGACGCCGAAGGCGTACACGGCAACGGACGTTGCCAGGATCATCATGCAGGCCCGCAAGCGTCGCGGGACGATCTGCGGCCTGCCGTCGGCCTGGTGGTGGTCAACGATCCTCTACTCGGCTTGGTGCTGCGGATCGCGGATCGGCGAGTTGATGCAGCTTCGATGGCGGGACGTTGATCTTGAGAATCGGCGGGTGCTGTTCGTTGCGGCGACGCGCAAGGGCGGGGCCGCGGACATCTCGCACGCTCTGCCGGCCGATCTCTGTCAGCAGCTCGAGGAGCACCGCCGCAGTCCCGACGATCTCGTCTGGCCTTGGGATCGGCAGCCGACCAGTATCTACCCATCGATGCGGATTCTGTGCCGGACGGCCGGCGTGCCCTACCGAGCCTTCCACGCCATCCGCAAGGCGAGTGCGTCGTACGTGCAGCTCGGCGGCGGGGATGCGACGGCGCACCTGGGCCATTCCGATCCGGCGATGACGAGAGGCCACTACCTCGATCCAGCGATCACGCAGACCCGCTCCGCCCTCGACTACCTGCCCGCCCTCGATCTCGGCGAGGAGGCCGAGTTCGTGCCGGAGGAGGAATAGCTTGAAGACCCCGCCCCCGGCGCGACGCCAGCCCGCGGGCATTGGCGGTCAGCGACCGGGGGCGGAGCTTTTGCGGCACCCGCACGGGCAGTTGGCTTCGCACTTCATCTCGATCCGGCCGTCCGGTCGATAGATGCCGTTGCTGCACTTCCCCCCGCACCCACACTTCGCCGGAGCCGGTGGCGGCGTCGGGGCCGCGTCGGGGGCGAGCGAGGCGTAAGCCGCGGAGACGGCCGCGGCGGCGCGTGGCGGCTCGCGGTCGATCTCAGCCGGGTCGGCGGAGAGGCTGGCTAGGAAGGCGAGGAGGGATCGGTAGAGGGTCATCGGTGCCTCAAAAACAAGTAGGCGGCAAGTGCCCATCCGACCGTAGCGGCCAATCCCACCCAGCCTGCACGCCGTTCCATTGCGGCAGACCGATCGTTGGCGTCGTACATAACGGCGTACATCGCTCGAGTGGCGGCTGCTGCCCTCTTGGCGGGTGCTCGCCGTTTCTTCAGAGCCGACTTCATCACCAGCCCTCCCCGTGGTCAACGACACGATGCCCCTCGGCATCAACCGCCGGCGCGTGGACAAGCTGCCGGCCGTCGGCCTGCGGCGGCGGCTCTGCGGCCATCGCGGCCCACAAGCCGAGCCGCGCGGCGATCCGGGCCAGCCGGCCGACGGCGGCGAGGACCGGCCGCTGGGGCGTCGGGTTGATCGGGCTCGACGGCGAGGAGCCGAGCCACCAGCCGACGGCGAGGGCGACGAGGACGACGGCGACGAGCTTGCGGTCGAGGATCATGGCGGCCTCACGGGGCGAGGGAGAACGTGTCAGCGATCAGTCGGGCGGTTTGCGGGCGGGCGGCGGCAGGGGCGGGCTCGAACCACTGTCCGTTGTCGAGCACGCGCCACTTGAAGCCATCGACGCCACCGATTGCGAAGCAGTCGCCCTGGTCGAGCGCGGCTTGGATGTTCTCGCGGCTGGCCCAGAAGCTCCCGTCGGGCTGGTCCGACGGCCACTTCGGCCCCTTGCACCAGTTCTCCGACCAAGAGTTTTGGATCAGTCCACCGTCGCGCGGAGAGCCGTTCTTCGCATGGCGAACGGCCCAGCAGAGCATCGCGTGCGACCACGCCTTCCCGCGGGGCAGGAAGCCGTCCGAATCGCGGACGGGCATGGTGTTGTCGGCCCGGCCGTAGCCCACGTTTGAGCAGAGGACGACCGGCGAGCCTCGCTCGATCGCCGCACACAGCTCGTCCCAGGTGTTGACCTGTGCGACGGCCACGGCCTTGATCTTGTTCGCTTCGCGGGCGAGAGCGATCGGCACACCGTCCCGGCCCCACTCGATGGATCGCGGGATGGAGTAGGTCGTGAGATCGACATCGCCGTACCGTTCCCGATAGAGGATGCCGCCGAGGGTCGCGTCTTTGCACTTCCCCGAGATCCATCGGGCGGCAGCGCCACCGTAGGAGCCGTCCCCGCCGGTGTTGCGGCCGATCGGCGGCAGCCGCGCGGCTGTCCGGCTTCCGCCGTAGATCGGCTCCGTCGCCACTTCCGGGGGCGGGCGGGCCATCCGACCCTCGACGAAGTCCACCGATTGAGCCGCATAGCTCCCGAGCCCGAAGGCGAACGAGACGCACGCGCCGTGGTTGCCCTGGTCCCACGACTTCCACGGGATCCCGTAGAACGACTGGTGAGCCTTCTGCGTGTGGCGGAATAGGAACGTATCGACACCCTTCGCCTCGGCCATCGCTTCGCCTGCGGCGGCGGCAAACGTCGGGCGGTCCAGCTCCCGAAGGAACTCTCTCGTCCCGTCTGGATTCGGCTGATAGCCGAACCGGCTCTCGACCCCGGCGGCGAGCCGGTGCGTGGCCCGCTCGACGAGCGCGCCGACGATCGCCGCGAAGATCACGAAGCCGACGGCGGACCATGTCCAGACGGTGCGTTGACGGGCGGTCATCGGGTCGCCTCCGCCGCGGCCTGGGCGACGGCCCGGTACGCCTTCACCCACTTCGCCCGGCTGGCAGCATTGACCGGCCCGCCCTCCGTCCCGGCCTCGGCGTCGAGGAAGCGCTTGATCTCGTCGCGGACGGCAGGCTGCCGAGCCCCGAGCGACACGCCCCGCGTCCGCAGCTCGCGGGCGGCCCGGCGCAGATCGTCGAACGCGGCCCCGGTCTTAAGCCGCGGCTCGGTCTGCGAGCCGTCCCACTCGATCTGCCCGGCCAACTCCTCGAGCAAGGCGGCAGTCGTCGCGGCGTCCTGGCTGGCGTCCGGCCCGACGAACCGGCCGCGAAGGTCAAGCCCGACGACAGGGGCGGGGCCGGGGGCTGGGGCGGGCGTCGTTCGCGTTTCCCGAATTGCGAAAGCCACCATCGCCCCGGCGGCGAGGATCGCCAGCAGCGTGAGCGGGTGCGGGCCGCCGCCTCCTGCCGCTGCCCCTGGCATCCCCAACGGCGTGATGCCGGGCGGGATGATGGGCAAAAGTGGCGGCAGTGGCGGCAGCGCGGGCGCGACCGCTGGGCGGGTCCAGAGAAGGTAGGCCACCGCGGCGGCGGCCAGGAGGAGGGCGGTCGTCATGCGACGGGCTCCGGGGCAGCGGCGCGGGTCAAGACGAGGATCTGCTCGAGCGCCCCGCCGGCAGCCGAGAGAACCAGCGTGCGAACGGCCGGTCGGATCACCCACCAGACCGGCCGGGCGACGAACGGGACGCAGCTATCGGCGACGGCGTCGAACAGCGTCCCGACGCACGACAACGTCCACGCCTTCTTTCCTGGCCCGTCGAGGGTCGTGATCGTGTCCAGCCCGGCCACCGCCAGGCGGATGACCTCGACGGTCAGCGAGCCGAACTCCGAGACGGTGAGCCCGCCGGCCGACTTCAGCCGAGCGCCGGCGATCAGAGCGAGGACGGCGGATTGAAGCTGGTCTGGCGTCATGTCAGTACCCCGAGGGTCCGGTGGTGGCGGTGCCGGCGATCACGATCGAATAGGCGACGGAGCCGGTCGGCCCGGTGGCGCGGATCGTCACCGCACGCTCCGTGCTTGTAACGCCCCAGGCGTGCGTCTGCTGGACGCCGAGCAGCTCGCCGCCCGGCCCCACCTCGCCGGCGACACGGCCCCAGCCGTTCGTGCCCGAGGGGCCGACGACGATCCGCGGGCCGGTGACCGTTTCGCTGTTTGCGATCCGCACGAGGCGAACCTGACGCATGGTCTGGATGCCGGTCGCGCCCTGGATGGTGTCGGCGAGCGAGAGCAAATCGAGCGTCTCGGACGCGCCGACCGCCAACGAGCGATTGGACACCCACAGCTGATCGGCGATCGGCCCGGAGACGCTGTTGAGCGGCATGGCGGACGACACCGAGACGGCCCGCGTCGAGCTGCCGACGGTGCCGGTCTGCGTCTGCGTCAGGCTCGTGGTCGTGGATACAATCCCGTCGAGAGAGTCAGGCATCGAAGATCTCCGTGTGCCCTCGTGCTATCGCCCGCCGGACTTCGGCCACCGTCCAGCCGAGCCGGTAGGCGATCACCTCGATCTCGCGGTCCGTTCGTTCCGGTCGGGAAGTAATGCGGCCTGACTTCTCGCCGGCTGTCAGCAGTCGCTCGAGCGACACGAAGTCCCCGGCGGATGCCACCGCTTCCCGGCCGTTGGGTCCGGTCCGCCAGTGCGTCGGCCGTGAGATCATGCGTCACCTCCCACCACGCTACGGCTCACGTGGCGCGGTCCGCAGGGGGTGCGGACGCATTGCACTCGGCGAGACACGCCGCGTAGCCGGCGAGATCGACAGCGTTGTCCGGGTGGGGGCGCGGCCCCAGGTCGCGGGCGAGCTTGTCGAGCAGCATGATCCGAGCCCAATCGGACGTTGTCAGCGGCCGTTTCAACACTGAGGCGAACAGGCTGTTGACCATTCCGACGGTGCGGGCGAAATGCTCCTGGGGCGGGCCGTACACCCGGTGCCGATCGAGCACCGCGGCCCGCGCCGTGTCGAGAAGCTGCACGGCCACCGGCGGCCCTTCCGGCTCCTCGATCAACGTCGCCTCCGGTTCGACCTCGTCGCCGGGGTAGTGCTTCAGTTCCCGCTCGCCTCGCAGAATGTGATCCACCGGGTATTCCTCTGCCATTCGCCGCGTCTCCTGAATGTGTCGCACCAGCCGCCGAGCATCGCCGGCGAGGCTGCCGAGTGTGCCCGTCCAGCAGTTGGCCGCACCGGCCCTCTGGATGCGTTGGTCGATCGTAACGAGGTCGGCGTCTGTCACGATTGCCTCACGCGGCCCGCCTGGATGCGGAAGTTCTCAACGTCAAACGAGCGGTCGGCGTGGACCGCCACCACCGCAGCGCCGTGGTTCCACTTGTTGAGCCGTGCGTAAGCCGGCCGCATGTCACACAAGCAGCCCGTCGAGAAGCACACCGTCTCCGATCCCATCATGTCAGGCTCGGAGTGTGTGCTGGTGCGGTGCCCGTGGCCCTCGAGCACCGTGTGATGCAACCGCATGA